AGATCCGTGGTCTGGTCCCTGAAGGGCACCCCGCCGCCGCTCTTGTCCGGCTTGATCGCCGTCCGGTCCACGATGCGCTTGCGCTTGCCCGTGTGGATCTCCCACAGAAACTCGCTGTAGATGCGGTCCAGCTCCGCCATAGTGTCCACAGCCCTGGCGTACAGGCTTACCGGCAATTTGCTGGTCTCGTCCACTGTGTTGGCCATCGGCATGCGCAGTTCGCCGAACAGGGGGCGGTCCACGCCGCGGATGACCACCTCCGGCTCCAGGCCCGCCCACTCTGGCACATCCGTCAGGGCCAGCTCTCCGCCCAGGGTGTCCCCGGTGTTGTACCAGTAAGCCCGGTTCTGAAGATACAGCCCGTCCGGCTGGAGATCCCACGCCTCCACCCGTACCACCTTCCGCCCCCGCAGGGCGGCAAAGTCGGTAAAGAAGCCCGCTTCCGTCACGCCGGCCCCATTGATGCGGGTAGGATAGATGCGGTCGGCTGGGATGATTTCACAGTAGATATTCCGGCCGGAGGGATAGGGCTTTACCACCACACGGCCTCCTGCCCCAGCCAACTGCACCGCGTTTTTGAGCTGAGGTAACAGGAATCGGGTCAACTGGTCATTGATCCACGTTCCACGGGCCGAGGCCCCCGCGCTCATGGCAATCTCATTGCAGGCCAGGGTGGACATGTAATCTGTGACGTTGATCGGGGCATTGGTCACCCGGTATCCGGCCTCCAGCCACGCCGGCCGCTGGTAAAAGGCCAGTAGCCAGCCGGTGATCGCGTTGGCCATCTTCTCCGAAATCTGGAGCTCTCCGGGTGCCGTCGGCACGCTCTGAAACATCCCTTTCACCGCCTTTCCCATCCAGTATAGAAAATCCACGCTTATTCGCCCCTTTGCTTCCACACCGGCTGCATCCCGTAGCGCACTGCGTCGATGTGGTGGTTTTTGGCGTCCGGGTAGGCGGAAATCAGGTTCCCGTCCTTGTCCCGCTCGAACTCATATTCGCTGAACTCCTTGGCTGTCCTGGGGCACCGCTCCGGGTCAATCACGATCGCCGCCAGCCGCCCCAGCCACTTCATGGAGTATTCCACGCTGCCCGGCGGCTTGGCTGCTCCCCGGCAATAGAGGCCAAACGCCTTATAGTCCCCTATGCTCTTTGGTTCGGCGCTGTCCGCGGTGAGCAGGTCAAGGGGCTGGACGCCCTTCTCTTCCCGGAGGATACGGGCCGTCTCCTCGTTGCCCTTCCGGTATGCCTCTGCCTCGTCGAAGATGTAGAGGGTCAGGCGGGCCGCGTCGTAGTGCATGCAGTTATAGGCCCAAGGGTCAGGGTAATAGCCCCAGTCAATCCCACGGTAGATGCGGTCGAAGCGGCCCAGTTCCTCGTCGGTGATGGCGCGCAGTTGAATATTCTCAAACACGTTTGCCCCGCCGCCGGTGACCTCTCCCAAATATTCGTTCCGGTAGGCCATGGGGCGGAGAGCCTTCAGGTGCTCGGCGTCCGCGATGAATCGGGGGCCCAGCCACTCCGGCGGTGTCTCCAGGTAGGTACTGTGGTGCTTCACCTGGCCCGGCTTGCTTTCTCTGGCGTACTGGTTGGCCCAGTTGGCCGCGCTGGCCGGCGGGTTAAAGCTCTTGAACGTGATGGCAATGGGGCCGCCGCGGAGCAGGGACTGCTCTACGTTGCGCACCTCTTCCGGCCCGCGAAACTGGTCCAATTCTTCAAAATGGACATAGGCCACATAGCCGAAGGGCAGCTTAATGGATTTCAGATTGCCCGGATCGTCCAGGCCGAAAAACATGATCTTTTGCCCCGTGGGCAGGTATGTCAGCTCCATGGGGGAGACCGTGGCCTTCCACTTACTGCCTACCCCCAGCGCCCCCGCCGCCCAAATGTACTGGTTATAGACCGTACGCCGCAGGGTGTTCTCCTTCCGGCGGAGCACCACTGCATGGGTGTCCGGGTGGCGCATCATCTGGAGTTCAATTTCTTCGGAGATAAACGAGCTTTTCGCCCCGCCGCGGCCGCCTTCACACAGCGCCTCGGTGACCTCGCCGGCCCGTATGCGCCGGTGCAGCTCAAAGAAGGCCGGCGGCATGATCTCCGACAACTTATACGTCATCGACAATAGTCACGCCCTCCTGTGCCTCCTCACCGTCCCGCTCGAACATGCCCAGGGGCTTGCCCAGCAGCTCCATGGCCTTCAGGGCCCCCTTGGAGTCAAAGACAAATTCCCCCGACTCCACCCATTCCCTGCGGTCCGGGTCGTACTTCATCACTGGCTTGGCCGTCATACACCGACGGTAGATATCCATCACGTTGAGCCTAATGGTCTCTCGGCTGATCCCCATCTGGCTGCACAACTCATTCGCACGTGCGCGCCTGTACGCAGAAATCTTAGCCGACCTTAGCAGCTTGCTGGCCTGCACAGATGCAGATGCGTTTTTCTTCCCTGGGCTGTACCCGGCGCGGATGGCGGCCTGGGTGCCGTTGCCGTCCCGGTCATACTCTTCGACAAACAACCGTTCTTTCCGCGTCAGCAGCTTTTCTAACTCCTCCATGCTCATATCCTCGTACACCGCCTCACCGCCCTCCTTTCGCAGATACGGCTTTACAGGTTAATGCTAACCCCAAAAAGCTGTTTTGTCCTGGTCAAAACTAAGAATCCGGTTCGCGCACTACCCGACCATCCCGGCACCGCGCCGAGCGGCTTGCCAAGCGGTATATCGTCTCCACCTTCACCCCCAGGGCTCTGGCGCACTCTCTGGCTGTGCCAAAGGCCGCCACATTTCCGTGTCGGTCATAGACCGTATAGTCCCGAAGCCGTTTGTGACTTGCATCACGGTGGGCAGGCAGTCCTAGTTTGAGCCGGCGCCAGTAGTACACCGTGCCAACTGTCAGGCCAAGCTCGTCAGCGATCTGACAGTCGTTCCATCCAGCCGCGTTGTAGGCCCGCAGTCTCCGAAGCTGGAGCGTGGTCATGTGCGCCGCCTCCTCCCATGGCGTACAGCATTGGACTTCAGCGGCATCACCCAGCGTATGTAAGCCGCGGAAAACCCGGTTTCCCCGTCCTCCCGGATCTCCCGCTCAACCACGCGGGCCTCCGGCGGCACCCGCACCGTGCCCGCTCTGGCCACAGGGATGGGCGTGGAATATTGGGGCTGCCGGATACCCTGAGAGTGGGACCAGGCTCGCGCTCCTCCGTACCCGGCGTTGCGTATCATGTACCTGGCCACGGCGGTATAGTCCCCTGTCGCATCCAGGCGTCGGTATGAAAACTCCTCCGGCGGCCAGTGCTGGGCGATCAGCTCCCAGTCCATGGCATCCGTGACCACGTGGTGGTGCAGGCGCACCGGCTGCCCCGTCTTCGTGGACACGCTGGCAGTCACCAGCCACCACTTGAGCTTTTTCCCCGTGGTCTTCCGGTACGCCCTGGCCAGCCGCCGCATGAAGTTTCGGGCAATACGCTTCGCCTCCTCCCGTGTGGCAGGCAGGCGGCTATCGGAGTATTTCAGGGTCAGGAACAGATCTCCGCCCTTGCAGTTGGCATTGAGCTGCCGGGCCAGGATCAGCACCGCCTCGTCTTCATTGCGCTTGAGCTGCTTGGCGGATGATTTCCCTCTTCTGGCCCCCCGCGGTGTTCCCCCGCGTGTCTCCATGAGCACGTCCCGCACCTCCACGGCGCGGCCCGCTGTGATCCGGTAGCGCATGAGCTTTTTCACCTGGTTCTCCTCCTTTGGCTGGTGCTGGTCGAGATCTTAGCGGTCTAAGGGCCCCGCATAGGAACACGCGCGCGTTCCTCAATTTAATATATAATGTAGGGCATTGGCCCTCTGCGCCGCCCCCGAAGGGCCGGAGGCGGCGCACAATGTCATGCCGCAAAGGGCGGGCTCCAAAGCCCGCCCTTGTTTATCTTCCTTTATTTTCCTTCCTTTTGGGGCCTCGCCGGTACTTGTCCACGATCCTCCGGCGCTCCGCCTCGGTTGTCTGCGCCACCAGTTGCCCATAAGTCAGGCCACGCCGCCGCGCCGCGATGCACAGGGCAATCAGCTCCACGTCTGCCATGGTTGTCTCTCCTCTCTGCGCCCCTCCCAACCAGGGCGAGGGCAATCTGTAACTGCGCGCCCATTCCCAGGCGCCGGAGGTCAATATCCATCCAGCATCGCCTCCACACTGTCAAATAACTGGGTGCTGTACTGGCCTGGGGTCCATCTCTCCAACCGTACCAGCATGGGCACCGACCAGACGGACGCTGCCCGCTGGGTGCTCACCCGCACCCGCAGCCGGAGGGCCGGTGCCTCCCACTCCAGGGATGTGACCCACCCCCGGCGCAGAGCTTCCCGCAGTTCCTCCAGATCCCCGGCGGTGAGCAGACTTGTCCATCCGCTCATGTACTGGGCTTCGGCCGATCGACTCGCTCGAAGGTGATCACCCATACCCAAGGGTTTGCCTCCCAGCCGTAGAGGTGTCGTTCAGCAGGCTTTATGGTGCTGTCCCACAGTTCATCGAATCGCATAGGATTTACGCACCCTTCTTCGGCCGCACTTTCCCATGTAACTTCCCTCAGCCGCTCCGCCTGCACGCCGGCGACCCGCAGGAAAATCCGGGCTGCCACCTTTGGCATATGAATAGCAGGACGCCAACCACTGCTCTTGTACTGTTCCGGCCGTATATCCTCGTCCGCCCGGTAGTAATACACGCCGTTTGGCCTGAAATGCCCTCCAGGGCTGGCCGGAAGCCGAGCCCACGTCTCCCTCACCCACAGAATGTCGCCAGTCTGGCATGGTGGCCGAATTACCCTCGGCGTCCCCTCGATTGCATAACAGCCGGGGTAACAGCTATTTTCCGTCATGCGGATGGGCCTGCCGTCCGGCTGCGGCCTTATTGCCCGCCGGGTGACGGTCTTTCGGCCCTCCTGGATGGCACGCACCATGGAGGTGTTGAACAGAATTGGTCTCTCCATATCGTCTCCCCCCTTAAATGAAATCCATCAGATTCACCTGCACCGCTGGCAGAACTGGGGCAAAGAGCTTGTCCAGCACATCCGTTCTGACCAGGCGGGAGTCACGGTCCATATCAAACAGGCTGAACGCCCACCCGGTTTCCCCGCATAGCCGAATCCCTCGTAGTTTCCACTTCTTCCCCGGTTCCATGCCCAGCTCCTCTGGCCTACAGTCTCCTTCCACCAGCCGTTCCGGCACCTCAAAGGAGATCGGCAGCGCATCCATGTCCTTCCGTTCAAAGAAGTCCACCGTCCCCTTTTTGTATGGACCTCCCAGCAGTGTCACGCCGTCGATATTGCAGTGCCATATAGACAGGTCAATCCCTAGCAGGTACTGTTCTTTGGGATTGCTGTAACTCCGGTGGTGGGTGAACTTCTCCCCCAGGCGGCAGGGGGCCTCAATCAGCATGATGCCGCCCCCTCCTCCCGGAAGGGCGCCAGTTGCTTCTCCATAGCTCCCAGCAGTGCGCCGCCGGCGGCAGTCAGCTTGGCCCGGCCCTCGTCGTCCCCACCGGCCTTCAGCTTGTGGAGGATGCCCATCATGCGGGAAAAATCCTCCTGGCACGCCTCAAAGTAGACCCCGAATTGGGTGATCTCCTTATTCCCGGAGGCCCGCAGCTCCTTCCGGGCCCGCTCCAACGCCTCCCTGGTCTGTTTCAGCTCCTCCCGGGCAGCCTTCTGCGCGTCCATGGCGTCCCTTCGCGCCTGGCGGGCCTCCTTCAGCTTCTGATCCATCTCCTGGTGCTGGTTCAGCAGGTCGCTCTGCTGCTTCCGGGCGGCTGCCAGCTCATTCTCCAGGGCCTCCACCCGGACGCGGGCATCTGCCGCCGCCTCCCGGCGGGCCTGCTCCAGCTCCTCCTCCTCGGCGTGCTGTACGGCCACCTCCACCGGACGGCTGCGCAGCTCCTCCAGCTCCCGGGATAGCCGGGCCACCCGCTCGTTGGCCAGGGCCATATCCTGGGCGATCTTCTCCCGGGCCTGCTCGGCGGCCTCCCGCTCGGCCCTGTCCTCCTCAGCCCGGCGGAGGGCGTCGTCCCGCTCCTTGATAGCGGCCTCCAGCTCCCGGGTGCTCATGTCCTCCACGTTGTGCTCCTCCACAAATGCCTCCCGCTCGTCGGCGGGCAGGGCCAGGAGCCGCAGGGCCTTGGTATAGCTCAAATTGCCAATCGCTTGGGAAATTGCCTCCGGCCCAAATATGGACTGCTGGGCCGTGCCGTACTCCTCAAAAATGCGCATCAGGTTGTTGGCGGTGGACTGGGAATAGCCCACCTGCTCCTTGATGTACGTCCCCCACTGCCCATGGGGCAGCATTGCCTTAACCTCCACCAGCCTGCGGCCGATCTCGATGGCATAGCCGAGGAGCAGTTGCTGGGCTTGGCGCTGCAGGGTCTGGATTTCCAGCGTGACGGCCTCCACTGTCCGCGCCGGCTGGCTGTTCGTGGTGCTCAATTCACTCATGCGGCGGTTACCTCCTTCTGTTTTGATTGCTCCGGCACAACCGGCCGGCCTTTGGCGTCCCGAGGTGCGCCGGCCTTCAGCCATGCCAGCCATACGGCTTCAAGTTCCTCCACCTCTTTCGTGCGGGCACAGTTGCGCCGCCCCCGGTTCTGGCGCACCACCAGCTTACCCTCGTTCAGTTCCAAGGTGTAGAAGGACTTTCGGGGCGCTTTTGCTCGGCGGATGAAGAAGATGGCGGTCTTTCCGTTTGCATGGTCCTTGGCATAGGTGCCCACACAGTGATGCAGAGCATCCCCCTCCGCCACCAGTTCTCTTTGACTGGCGGCCGGCCGGATCAACAGGCCCCTCCACTGGAACGCATACCGGGCCAACTGCTTCCGCCGGATACGGAACTTGGAAGCCAGTTCCCTGGCCTCAAACTGCGTGACGGCATCGGACATGCGGTCGTGGGCTTCCAGCAGATCCTCCGGCCAGCGCACATCCGGGTCTGCCAGATCCCGACCTGTCAGCTCGGCCATGCGCCAGTAGTCCAGTAGAATTGATACGTCGATTACTCCCTCCGGCTGAGGGTCTTCGTCCTCCGGCTCCACCCCCGCCCGCTCGATCTGGCGGAGCAGATACCGCAGGCTCTTGCCAACCGGCCCTCTACCCACCAGATCCAGCACGTTCTCGTCTCCCAGGTAAAAGGCGTGGGCGATGTCCGCATCTGTGAGGGTTTCCCCGGCGTCCTTGGCCTGTGTGAACAGCCGCCAGAACAAGGTGCCCCAGCACCGGCTCCGCGCCATGGCCAGTTCGTCCCTGGTCAGACCCAGCATCTGGGCCGGCCTGGTCTCCGACCATCTGATTTCCGGCAGTTCCAACTCCCCCCGCTTGTTCTTCTTCCAGTCCGGCTCGGCCGTCTGCTCGGCGATCAGCTCGTCCAGCACGTCAGGCAGGCCGTGGACCAGGAGGCTCTCCGCATTTGGGTGCTTCTGGCACAGCCGCAGCCAAGCCACCGGGTACCGGGCAGCATGTCGGCGGGGCTCCGCCATGTACCTGTCCAGTTTGCAATGTGGCAGGCAACTATCGGCCACCAGCTCCGGTGTCAGGCCAAAAACCCCTCTCTCGCTACCCCACCGTTCCACCCAATCCTTCGGCTGCCGCCACGATCTGGTGTACTGGATGGAGTATCCCGTCGTGCCGCTGTAAGAATTGACCCAGCCCATCAGTTGAGCGCAGTCCTCCGCGCTGAATACATAGGCTTCGGCCGGGATGGCTACCAGTTGCCGCCCGGCCGCCGCCGTGATCCTCCGCTGAACCGTCCAGCCCGTCAGCGTCAGCAGGCGGTCTTTCCCCAGCACCGACGCGCTCATGACATGTCTCTCCGCAGCCACGAACCATCCCTTTTTCCGCACATCGGCTTTCCTGCGGACAATGACCGATTCGCCACACCAGGGACAGGTGGTCTTATCCCCATCGGCGCACACCTCGCCGCCCTCTCCCTCTGTCCAGGTGCCCGGATGGATAAACCCCCACTCGCCGCGTCCATCCCGGCCACGCCATAGCAGCCCGCTCTCCTTACAGGCCGAGCAGGTGGCCCGGATGGCCCGCACCTTTCGGTTCTCCGCCCACTCGTCCAGCATGACCTCCAGGCTCCAGTCCTGGGCCCATTCCGTCTCGATCAACAGGCCGTCTTGATCCAGCTCCTTGTGGCGCTCCGCCGCCCACTCCAGCAGCCCCTCCGGCGGGGTGCGTGGCACCAGCTTCCTCACGTCCTTCATGTGCTCACCCCAGGAAATCCATGAGATCCAGGAAGCCCCCGGCCTGTTCCTCCGGAGCACCCTGTCCGGCCTGCTCCCCGGACTCCATGGCAGGCAGGCCGTAGAACTCCCGAAGAATCCGGTCCGACTCATCCGGCGGCACACAGGCGAAGGACCCGTTCTTGTGGGCGTCCGCGTAGGCTTTGACTTTCTTCTCGGCCTCCACGATAGACATGGCCGGGCGGTCTAGATCCTGCAAAATCAGCTCGGCGCTGGCCGGATCGTGCCGGCAAATGTCCATCAACTGCTGGGCGACCATCCAAGGAGCTGTATGCTCCCTGACGCCCGACTGCTGCTCCCGCAGCTTGTCCAGTGCGGCAGTCTGTTGTGTTGTCACGACGCTTCCTCCTATTCTCGCTTTAACGCCCTGCGGACGCTGGATATACTGACCTCCAGCTCCCGGGCAATCTGGCGCTTATTTCGTCCGGCGGCGGCCAGCCGTCGCACCGCCTCCGCATCAACCTTTTTCCGGCCGTCGCCGCCGGCCCGCGCCCGCTCCTGGTCGGCGTCCGATCGGCACTTCCCACGGCACCGCTCCGGCGGCACGTCACAGGAAGCGCACCGGCGTACATTCTCCGGCTTGTCTCTGGTCGCCGGAGGGGCGGGCGTCTCCGGCAGGCGGCCCGGCTTGACCGCTCCCCGGAGGCCGTAGGGATCTGTTCGTGACAGGATCATCCCCGCATCCCCGGCCGGCGGTCAGAACCGCGGATATTGGCCATCTGCCGCCTGTGCAGCTCCTCCGAGCGCAGACAGTCCGGACACTTGCCCGCCGCCTGTCCGGCCGTGCCAAACTCCCGGCCGCACCGGGTACACCTGGGCCGGGCGGCGCGGCCGCCGCGGCGTACCGTGCAGTAGCCCGCAAGCCGGCCCCACAGCTCAGGCACGCCCCAGCGCCGGGCAGCCTCTACCGTGGCGCTGTCCGGCCCAATGCTGGGCACCGTCACCGTGGGGTAGTCCGGGTGGGATACCTCGTAGAGATAGACGGTCCCCTTCATAGTCTCACCCCCGCTGTCAGGCCCAGGATAACGCCCGCCGCCACCAGGGCGGCCGCCAGCGCCACGCCGATCAGGTTTGCCCGGAGGCGCTGCTGACGCCGCTTTTCCTCCCGGGTAATACGCTTCCCACAATAGAGATACATGGTGATTCCTCCATAAGTTCGCGGGGCGGCAGATGCCCGCCCCATATTGTCAAAATGCTTCTATTTGAATCGTGGCGGCGATTTCCCACGGTGCCGACGGGTTCCCGTGACGCCCCCGGTGGGGCGTTTCGGCCTGCGCCCGTAACACAGGCCATCATCAGACGGGTCGTATGTACCGGGCGGCGGCGGCAAGGTCGTGACGCCCCATGTCCAGCAGGCATCCCTCCGCCCCCACGGCTACCACGGCGCACTCGCCGGCAATAGGCGCCGGTTCATGTCCCAGCCGATGGAGGGCGTACCGGATGGTCAGGCGCTCGGCCTCCCCGTCCCGCCGGGTCACCAACGTCAGCCGCCGGTTGATGGGCACCATCTCGGTCTCGCCGCCCAGCAGATCCTCCAGCTCTCCCTCCGGGTGCTCCCCCGGAAGCTGGTGCAGGCCAATATCCCCAGCCCCAAACAATGCAACTTTCATTTGGTTCTCCTCCTTACTCTGGTGTGCCGCTCCTGGCCCGGCGGGTTGCGGTGA